AAGGAATCGTTCAATGTTCTCTTCTGGACCCATGTTACCAACATGGAACACACCTTCAAGACTATCAGCGGTGATGTTGCTGACATGCTCGTAGTAACCTTTTTCAAAGGCTTCCTTGACCAGATGACCGACTGGCTTACCAAACGACATCTCAATATCGAGACGCAGTTTGTTTTTGGGAACGGCGCCGTGATCGCCAGCGGCGTTGATCGTGTCGATCTCGTCGTCGGTGAGGTTGATCTGGAAAATTTTGTATTTCATGTTCATCTCTCTCTGTTTTCTCATCATATATACATCATATATCGTTTTTAAAAATAAGTCAACCCCTAAAAAGACATTTTTTTTAAAAAAAATTTCGTTTGATATCAATGGGTTACAAATTAATCTGTGTTTTCATCCGATCCACTTACTCGTAGGTTTTTTCTCACATACTCATAATCATCCTCCACATCTTTATTTGGAGTGATATCTCTCATCTCATTCTCAACTTCGAGGATTGGTTTGCTGTCCTCTGGGAGATTCATAATTTCAGTCATGTTTTGTTCAAGTTTAGTTTTACTCATTTATCAAGTTCCGCCACTCTTTTTCTCAATCCTGAACTCGAGAATCTGTGATCTCTTTTATTAAAGTGAAGATGAATGTCCCGGCGCTTACAGATTTCTTTACCCGTGAAGTCCTTATTACGATATTCATCACCAAGTATGCGTACGTTGATAGGATACATTTCCAGGATGTCTTCGAGATCTTTTTCCGATTCATACGGAATAATCTCATCTACGTATCGAACACCTGCTAATTGCGTGTATCGTTCAACGATTGTTTGAACTGGGCTATTCTTTTCAGGGCGATCTATTGCTGGGTCAACTTGTAATCCACAAATCAAATAGTCACAATGTTCTTTCGCTTCTCTTAACATTGCAACATGACCAGCATGTAATAAATCAAAGGTTGATGCTGTAAATCCAACTTTCATATTTAACTCCATTAATTATCTGTGTTTTCTTATGATAATATTATCTCCAGAGATCAGAATAGGGAGAATTTGAGTGTGTTCCAAACCAGGGTCCACCAAGGGTAATCACCCTTGGTGTAGCAACTTACAGTCATTGCTTGGTATAAACAGTTTCTTTGATTACGTTTCCACGTAGTACATAACCAAACTGTGTGAGCCACTCTGTAATGGCATTTTTCTCAGCAATTTCATCTTGCGAGCGAGTTGCCAATTCCATAACAAGCACCGGGCTCTGATTTTTTAATAACTCAGTAGCACCCTTCAGCACACCAAACTCGTGTCCTTGTACATCAATTTTAATAAAGTCAACTGCTGTAAAATTAAAACTGTCAAGAGTCCTAACTTCAACGTCAATAGATTTAATGTTGTCCATATTAGGTTTACCAATAGTAGGACCCTGTAGTACTCCATTAAGATTTAAACTTATATTTCCGCAACTAGTATCATGTATGTAAAGTGGGAAAGTTCCTGGTGTTTCGCTTAGGGCATAAGGATATAAGGTAACATTAGTTACGCCGTCTAGGTTTCGCTTATAGCAGTCACGATTTTCAGGATGAGGTTCAAACGCATGTACTTCAGCAAACAACTCACTGAAGGGTTTACTCCAGGTACCTACATTGCCACCAACATCAATTACTTTGCCAAAGTTCTTTACGAAGCTCAAAGCAAAATCACGTTGATTCTTCTGATAGGGGAAAGGGCGTTCAGTAATAGTTTTAGGAAACGTATCAAAGTATTCTTGAAAATGTTGTTCCCATTCAGGAAACCACCAGCCATATACTTGTTTCATAATCACTCCTTTTGATAATTATGTTTATAATTGTTGAAAATGTTGTTTCCATTCAGAAAACAACCAGCCATATACTTGTTCCATATTATATACTAAATCTTGATCAGGATAATATGGATTCTCTACTGTTGAAATGTCTTTTGAACAAACTTCAACTCCTGATCCATATGAACGGGGTCATAAACTCCTCTTCCTGTTCCAAACACTAACATATTTTCATTAACCTATCATATATTTCTTGAGCAGATATTGACTCCATTACTTCACGGCAATGAGGACAAGAACGATGCATCGTGCCACAAGGCGAAAGTGGATGATCCGGATAAACTGCATCATGAATAGGATAATTTGTCACATTTGGTGGAATGAACCCACCAAAAATTACAACGCCAGGAATTCCCAATGCACCTGCAGCATGACTTGCTCCGCCTTCGGTTGTTACAATTATTTTAGCTAAAGATAAAACAGCAAACGCTATTCTTGGATTTTCGGTCAATACATGTTGAGTGTATGGAAGCAATCTTCTCTCAAATTTCACATCCCCGGAAACATCGTTGTAATCAGATGCGGGAATTGATTGAACTAATTTATATTTCGTGTCTTTTAAAAGTTCAACTAATTCAACCCACTTATACCATCCCCAATCTTTATTGTCAGCAGATGTCGTATTCTTAATTGATGGGTTTATAAAAATAAAATCTCTTTCATCAACAAGAAGTTGTTTTGCTTCATCTATTTCTTCATCTGTGAATATAAGTTCAGAAGGCATTACATGGAAATCATAATTGAACTCCATTTTGCCAGACATACTTTTAAGATACCATCTTAATCCTCGCATTCCATTTCCAGGCGCAGGATGTGTATCAACAACAATAACATCGTTAGGATCTTTTATATCTTCATGTTTAATAATATACGGAATATTATCCCACATTGGAGACCAAGAGTTATTTGGTGTTGTTATTAGTTTACTTGTTTCTTCATGAACTTTTTTTGCAAAACTGGTATAAATGATATCATCACCAAGACCCATTAAAGTTCTCCAAATTATTTTCCAATTATGTTATATTTTATTGGAGGATACTCACCAACCAATCCATTATAACCCATATCATTCGCTTCAATCAATAGATTTTCAAATAATTTTACAAGATCGGATCTTGGATGTTCTTCTGGTGTTCCAGTAAACCAACCGGGTCTCCAAGGTTGTGTTGCCATATTTGTCCAGTGAAGTTGCCAGATATCTTCGATTGCTAAATTTTCCCCATCAAGACAGTTCCATCTTGGATCAAGTTCATGAACAAGATTTTCATTACCACTAAACTGACGAATACTTCTTTGATGAAAGATATCCATACTTTTTTGTCTACTTGATGGAACAGCATATCTTTCAAATCGAGCACAATCAATCAGTGTAACACAAAACTCATGCCCTCCAAATCTATTACCCTTTCGAGCAGCGAGTGGTTTACCTTCCATATCGGTATTCCAAAGTTCAGCAATATCACGAAAGTTAATCATATCACAATCGGTGTATAATGCTCGCCCTTTAAAGTTACAATACTCTGCGATAGCCCAGCGATACCCACTAAATGGCGTCGGCCAATTTACTGTGTTCCAACCATGCCAATATGATTTGGGATCATTTGTTTGACGCATCCAAACAATATCAAGTTCTTCACTACAGTTCTTTCGTAATGTGTATTCGTAGATTGCTTCAGTGGGGCAGTCTTCACCATTTGATGAAGAACCAATAAAAATTTTAATCATGTTCTTTAACTCTCACATAAGATACCTTTGAACCACACTTTTCAATCATTTCAAAACCTTGTTCTAGAATTGTTGGTTCATATTCATCATGATTATACTTCTTCTTATACTTATCTATATCATCATAAATGACTACACCACCAACTGGAATTCGAGGTAAGAAGAATTCAGATTCGTCAATCACGTCTTGCATACGATGAGGACCATCGATATGAACTAACGCATATTTGTTTACAATGTCTTTCCACTCATAATCTTCAGGTGTGTATTGATTCGTTTCCCAAATTTTTCTTTCATAAATTGGAATACCATCAGCAAATCGATTAAAGAACTCAAAGTCTTCCATCTCCAACAATGTGAAGTCTTGTTCATTCATTGCCGCAAATGCCATTAAATTATACTTAGCGTGAATTTTTAATTTGTTCGAATACTGTTTACGAATATCACCATAACAATCGATACCAAAATAACGACGATGTTTATCATCGTTAGCAAGACAAGAGTTCATAATAGTGAAAGTGCCCATACCAAGTCGAACACCAATTTCTAGAATAAGACCATCAACGCCTTTAATCTTCTGGGCAGCATTCCATAAAACATGATAATCAGAACTATCACCTTGAATGTTTAGTTTGTTGATCTGTACTGGAATTTCAATATTGGGATACTGTTTAGTTGCCCACTCAGGAACTGGTTTCATTATTTTTTTCCTTCAATGAATCCTGGCGTTTCATAAAAATTATATGTTGGTTGAACTTTGTCTACGGCTGACCTTGTTGTTTCCATAATACTTCCATCTTCATTCCCATATACACATACGCATGGGGGAGGATCAACTGTATATAAATCAAGTTTCATGTAATTAGTTATGTTGTTTGATTTAATTCTCATAAACAACCATTGATCGTGACTGTCTTGTACGCCATTTTCATATAGATGATTTAATAATTTATTAGCTGTGTTTGGAGTCATAGCATAACCATGACCACCAGCATGATTTTTTATTTTAATCAAAGTGGTTGGTTGTTTTTTTGGTGTATAATAATCTAAACTTGGAACTCTTGGACCCAAACAAACAATAGAATCTTCTGGTACTTCTATTTTTGTAAAGTCAACAAGCGGAAAACAATCATGTTCAAAGAAAGCGGTTGTTTTATTCGATTTCGCAGCCATTGTCCACATTTTTATAATACTACAAAAATTTGATGCTGTCCCTGAACCGCCAGGTCCACCGTTACGATAAGTTCCGAGTGATTCATAAAGTTTTGATGTATCTTCTACATGATCAAAATTTTCGTGAAGTGTATATTCTAATCCAAGTTTATCACATTGACTTACAAAAGTTTCTTTTAATTTTGATGATAAAACATTGTTTGGCATATACCCATAAAATATTTGTTCAATCAAAAAGTAATATCCTTTTTCTCGAAATATGAGGTATTGTTATCTTTTACTGAACCACCAACAGTTTCACGAACGATATCTTCGGTAATCGGTTCAAGATAATAAATCTCAAGAACCTCTGCATCATTCAGTTTTGTTTCAAACCAATGATACTCGCCAGGTTTAACTGATGTGTATTCGCCAGGTTTAAGAGTTGTTACATCAACAAGATCATATGCATTTTTACGAACATGAATTTCCATGACACCATGTACACAATAGAACATATTCCATTTACGTTCGTGTTTATGAAAAGAACACTTCATCTGTGGTTTAACTTTAATTCTATGAACTTCAATCATTGGAGTAACAAGAATCGATTCTGTAGTTCCCCATACTTTACCCACTAACATTATATTTAATTTCCTTCACAACATTTTCAAAATCTTTTAAGTGTAATATATTTGGTCAAGAAATAATAATCATTTTGTTAATTCAGCAATACGTTGGTATGCTTTTTGTAACTGTTCTTGCAACTCTCTTATATTATTTTTTAAAATATAGATTTCTGAAATAGGAATGGGTTCACCCCACAATTCATTAGGAACATCTTCTCGACAAGGATAAACGTCATCGCGTTTACCAATTAATGCATCATAAGCAGCCTGTGATTTAATCATTTTACGTTTCTCTATCATTTTACGAACTATAAACTGATCCCAACTTTCATTAGGATTTTCTTCACGATAATCAAATTCATTATAAGTCATTTTTCATTCTTCGTCAATAGATGACTGCGATTTATTTTAACTCCAATAAATGCATTGTAATATTCATCAGGTTTCAATAGACAGTCTGTTTCAAATTGCCGTTGTGCTTCATAATAATTTAGTTCGCCTTTCGACTTACACAATCTAATAATCTCTCGATGAAATATTTCTGGACCAAGTTCTTCTACTAATGCCTTGACAGTTTCATTCGAGCCATAATAATCTTGCCAGTCAGTTTCAACAATCTTCGTTCTCTTTCGCTTTGCTCCCTTGAGAGGAGGGAGTTTTCTTTTTGACATTAAACCTTTTTTACCTATGTACTTCATACCATTACGAGTGTCAGTAATTTCATATACGAATCCAATGTAGTCTTCAATCATATCACTGGTAAATGGTTCACCGTTATAATACCACATTATTCATAATCGTCATCAATGAAGTTACTTTCAAAATCATCATCTTCGTATTCTTCATCAAAACCATCAGAACCACACATTGGACAATATTCAATAGAATCTTCATCGTCATACATAATTATATATTCAGCACCACAGTCATTACACGCTATGCTTTTTTTTATTTTTTCCATTAATTTTCTCCATGCGTGATTGTATTTCTTCTTTTGATAACAATTTCAACTCTTCTGCCCCACCGCTTTCAAATAACTCATTGTGATAATAAATTTGTGGTACAGTTTTATGACCTTGACTTAAAACAAATTCTTTCGCTTGTTTATCAATGCCAACATTTACTTCTTCATATACAATATTGTGTTTCTTGAGATGGGATTTTGCTACATCACAATAGTCACACCCGTCTTTTGTGTATATTGTTAACATCACAATATCTCACATCCACCAGCAGCACAAGCAAGTTCTTGAGATGCAACAGTTGTATCAGTCAATTCATATTCAGAAAGTTTTGACCAATCAACTTCTTTTGGCAACATTTTCGACACTTCTTCATATTGCTTTTCTTCAATATCTTGATACGGTGCTTGCTTATATGAATGCTCTGAGAATGGTAAGAAACTGATCCCACTCATGTAATCAAAGTTGTCATATACCCATGCGCCAACCTGCATCCACTCATGTTCTTTGACAGTGATTGTAACAGATGGTTTATGTTCACACCAATGCTTTTGATATGTCAACCACATTTCTAACTGTTCGATTGCGTCCATGTCTGTACGGAACACAGCACCTTTCTCAACTTTCATTGGAAAAGAGAATACAGAAGTGTGACTTGGATTCATTACATCATCTTCAACTGGGAAACCAGCATCAATCATCATCTTCGTCAATGGATCTTTCTTATCACCACGAACTGTGCGAATGTAATATGGATTGTGACGAGCATGAATACCAGATGCAGCATCAACCAACTGACTGACTGTACCCGATGGTTTAACGCATGTTACAGCAACACTCTGATTGATACCAATTTTTTCAGCCATTTCTTTATTTGTCTTGACTGCTTCTGCTTTGAGTTCTTCAAGTAAGGATTTCAAATCGCCTTTCTTACCATTTGTAAGTTCACAGTCCATAATACCTGTCAGAGAAACACCAAGAAGTCTTTCTTCTTCACAGTTCTTCTTCCATGCTTTTGAAAGATATTTGAAGTTGACAAGAGTTGATTGGAATGTACCAAGAATGGTAGCCAAACGAACTTTCTTGAGAAGAGTTTGTTTCGTGTCGGATGCACGAACAACAACTTCTGATAGATTACAGAACTGACGGCTACGAAGAATAATTTCACTACATGGATTTGTACCAAACTCATAGTCTTCAACTTTACGACGACCGCTCATCTCAGCCATCCTATTTGCGCTTTCACGATTGAAGATACCACGCTCACCAGATTTGGAGTCATATAGTGACTTCCATTCATCCATGAAGATACCGATGTCTGGTTTTTCTGTATAGCAAGCAGAGTTATTTGCTAATGCACGTTGACTTTCATCGTTCCACCACTGACCAGATTTTGCATGACGCATACGGTCATCAGAAAGATTTGAAAGACTAATCAATGCGGAGCGACGAACGCCACCAACAACTACAACTTCTGCAATCTTACAAACGATGTCATGGCATTCAAGTGATGAGAGTTTACGACCAGCAGCACCACGAAACTTCCCAACACAGAAAGTAAACAGACTATCTAACGGATCAGGTCCACTTGACCGACCACCAAAAGTTTTGAGGGGAGCGCCTGCTGGACGAAGTTTTGATAAGTCCCACTTTGGCATCTGACCAACATACAACATGCCAATAAGTTCTTTCAAACCTTTTGCCCAACCCAAGCGACTATCAGAAACAACAATAGTCGTATCTGTCTCATGGAAGTCATCAGCAATGCGAGGAAGTTCATTTACATACTGTCGCTCAACACTGAATCCAACACCTGTGCCATTCATCAACACATAAAGAATTTCGTCAAACGCTTGAATACGATCAACAGCAACATACGAACAGTTATAGCCAGCAATGTTTTCACGTTTAAGTGCTTCACCAGCAGTCATTAAACAACGCATTGATGGCATCACCTGTAAGGAAAGAACAGCCTCTTCCAACTCTTTACGAATACTACCAACGTCATAATCATGCATATCTTTCAAATGTTCGGTGAAGAAATTGAAATAACGATTTACAGTTTCTTCCCAAGTTTCACGTCGACCCTCTTCAGGTAACCAACGAGAATAACGAGACAGATGAATGAATTGTTGATAGAGTGTTGGTAAATAGTTTGACATTATTTCTCTTCCCTTAGATTGTTCATGAGTGGAAAAATCTCGCTTATAACTTTAGCACAAGCATGAGCAATTTCCATATGTTCTTTCTGTGTACCATTAGCGCCACGTAGTTGTATATAGTGTACCCAGCTACGCAACGTTCCATTCATATAAAGTTTTGTTTTTGTAATACCTTCTGGTAATACTTTCCTTGCTTGCTCTTTCGCAATGCCGTTTTTAATTGCCCAGTCGTATTCTTTTTTGGCTAGATACGCAATACGCATCTGTGCATGTAGCCAATCAAGTTGTAATTTTTCATCATCAACATCAATAGAGTTTTGACGGTTCTTCGTATCTTGTAACCTTGCTTCGCTATATTCAAACATCTCACCTTGTTCTTCAGGATTTGCATATCTCTGACTAAACTCTTGAAAAGAAAAGGAACGATGACGAACAATTTGATGTGCGATATCTCTTGTTGTTTGTATTTCTAAACAAGCATTGACCATTTCAAGCGGTGACCAATGTTGATGTTTAATCAGATACTTGATTAGTTTTTCAGATGTTTCTGAATTAATTTGATTTGACGGATTTGAAACACGGGCGCAATATGCAATTAATCCCTGTACATCTCTTAATGAATTATCAGCATCAAATAACTCTTTGGATACCATACTATAACTAATCAGTTTCACATTCATTAGCATTTGCTCCATGCGTTCAATTTCATTTTAAGACCTAAACCTGAGTGAGTATTATAATTTATAATATCTAGAATTTCGCTCTGAGAATGACCATTCATAATCATTTCATTAATATCTTTCTCAATAATATTATCTGGCCACACTACAACTCTATGACCAGCATCACAAGATTTTTTAATTATATTCACAATCTCTTTGTTGCGTGGTTGATTATCAAACACATACACAATATTATCAGTTGTCAATACTTCTTCTACACGCTTTAAATCAGCACCGCCGACTGCGATACTGTTAGGAATAAACATACTATCGATTGGACCTTCTACACAATATACGGTATCAGATTCATCGACTGTATCAATATTATATATCAAAGGTGCTTCAATGTCAATCTTTATTGTAATATATCTTAAACCATCTTTGCGAAAAGACCTGCCTTGAATAGCAAAAAGATTGCCACTCTTATTAAGAAATGGAATAATTAATCTTGGTTCATCGTTCTTTAAGGCATTCTCATCAAACATACCAGGCGATAAGAACTCATTGACAAAAGCATTAAACTTCGGGCAGTAGAATAATTTATAATGTTGATTAGCAGGAATCATTCTGTTCTGTATATATAACTTAGCAGGATGATCGTGTGCCAATTGACTGATCTTTTTTAATTTTTTAAGAACAGTATTTGAAATAAACTTAGGAGGTGCAAACTTCGTAATATCTGGTTCTTGTTTAGTATTGTCCTCACCACTCTCTTTAAACTTTTCTAGTTTGTATTGAGAATGAAGATTACTATTGATACTCTCAAGGAACTTAGAAAACCCCATTGAGATACCACAGTTATGACATTTGGTCACTAGATAAGTTTTATGTTGTAGAATATATCCACGTGTTTTAGATTTATTCTTCTTACTATCACCACAAACTGGACAACGAAAATTAGCAAGATAAGGATTAGTCTTCTTTATCTTAAACAGTTCAAGTTGTGTTGATAATAGATTCGCATATTTTACATCAATCCATAATGTATTCATGAGTCACCAATACTATTAGTTATTATTAGGTACAAGACCTATTATAACTCATTTAGTAAAGATGTCAATAGATTTATGAGAATATACCAGAAAAACTTTTAACTTGTGCCAAGACAAATCCAATCGCAGCAGCAATACCAACAACAAACCAACGCCATTTTTCTAACTGCTCTAATCGTTGAGTTACGACTTTATGTTGTTCTTCGTTCTCTTTACGGAGCTGTTTGAACTCATCAATCATTTCTTTTTTCATATCAGAAATGCGCTGATGGATAAGTTCGGATTGATTCTCTTGATGTTGTAAACGATTTTCATGGATTGCAAGCATCTTGTCTACTGAACGACTTACTTCTGTAAGACGGTCAATAGCAATATCAAACTTCTCGGCTAGACTGCCAAGAAGCTCCATATCTCGCTTGAGAAGTTCAACTTCTGTCTTAATTTCTTCTGGCATTATTTGCTCTCCTCTTTAGGAGTAGCACAATGACAAACACCGCATCCACATGATTGAAATTTGTCAGACACACCAACGCCAATTAATTTGTCGCATACATTAGATTCGCAGTGACATTCATGATTGCAATTCTTACAATATTTTTGATCGGACATCAATCTTCCTTTCTTGGAATAATCGACCAGCGACCAAATAGAACTACCGCATAATATGCTGAATAGATTTTCCATTTAGGAACTGATGGTTCTGCGTCTTTCATTGCCATGAGGAAAACTTTATCAGCAGCTTTCTTTGCTGCACAGATTACCTTTTTATCATTACCGCCGTTTGCACGATATACACGAATTGTTTTATAAAGAAGGTCATGAATGATAGCTGCACGAGCAATATCCCAAGGAGCAATCAACCACCAAATAGCACGAGGCACTGATGCAAGGTCAGTAACAAACCCTTTCGTGCATCGTATCTCGTTTTCTTTGCCACCAACACCCACTGCTTCTAATGCTTCGTTATCAATATCGTCATTCTTATAGGAAAGCAAACGCTCAAGAATCCATTTACGAGGTGGATGAAACTCTGCTGAAATTTTGTTGTTAAACTTGCCCATGACGCCCTCTTTTTTTATTATTTATTATTTAGAAGATGTATCTTTGTTTTTATTATATGCTTCTTTGGCAAAAAATGCAGCAACGATAGCAGCAACAGAAACAAAGTATGTTGGTGCCATATCACCAAGAACAGTTGCTGCTTTTTCAAGTCCAATCAATACAGAGATAACGACGAGAGATGGATATAATAACATACCAAATAACGCAAACCAAGCCATGTTACGTTGTGCGTCTTCTTTCTTATCTTCATTTTCTAAACGCATCAACTTCTGATCCATCTCAAACTCCTCATCAGTTACAATCCCATCTCCGTCGAGATCGTATTTTTCATACTTACTTTGCGGTTCCAGATTCTTCGCTGCCATCTTTTTTACCCTCGTAATAATCTTTGTATTTCTGTAGGATGTTTTTATTCAAGATTATATACTTTCGGACTTGAGCAAAGTTCACTGCAAGAGTTTCATATCCATCATCAGTAAGTCCAAATAACACGACATCTTTATTTTTCTTTTTTAAATCATCAAATACCTGTTTATAGTTTTCTTCAGTAATAATAATCCAGTCAAGCTGCTCCATCTTCAATGCTTTAGGCGCATCAAGATTCAAAGGAGTTCTTTCGACCTCCTTTGTAAAAATCTGTAAGTCCTTTACTGAACTGCAACCACTAATCAGCGTAAGGCTGATAAGAAGGATTAGCAATATCCCAGCATTCTGGATTAATTTCTGACTTCTTTGTAGCATTCTTTTCTTTCTCTGTCAAAGGTGCGCCCATTGATATTTCCATACAACGGAGAGCATTACGTGTGCCTGTGTTGATAGCTCGCTGTATAAGTTTTGGTTTATCTTCAGCAAGTTTACCAATATCTCTTTTCTTTCCGCTTGCATTTATTTTTGAAAACTTATCTCTCAAATCTTCAATAGACTTATTCAATCTATCATTCAACTCTGATTGTTCTTTCATAGCAATTCGGATTTCTTCTGCATCTTTTAACTGTTGTTCAATCACTGCTTTCTGTTGTTCAACTGATTGTTCGAGTTTTGCATTGTTTGCTTCACTTGTCGCAAGGTCGGCTTGAAGTGCTTTAACATATGCAAACGCACCAGCCACACCAACAACTACAATCACAATCATTGCTATTTTAAGATATCCGAACATTACTGTC